TGAGGGTGGAAGGATTTTCCGCAAGGTTCCTCGGGTTATGCGGTGTAAGTCGTCGAAGGGATCAACGCGGGCTACGATATTTTTTCATCCGATGGATAATCCGTATTCTCGACCAGATGCGCTTTGGAATGAGTATCGGCACAAGTCGATTAAGGAGCGTTTGATTCGTATGTATGGGCTTGCAACAAGATCGGTGAGCAATCAGTTTCCAACATTTGAGCGTCGGATTCATGTTGTGCCTGATGATAAGATTCCCAAAACGGGAACACGGTATCAGATTGTTGACCCAACGCCTGGAGCGCGTCCGTATGTGTGGGGTTATTTCTTGGTGACTCGTCATGGGTCGTATTTGTATCGGGAGTTTCCGAGGGTTGATTTGGATTCTAGTGAGATTGAGATTGATAATTTTCCCGTTGGGGATTGGGCGGTTGTGAGCGAGAAGAAGGGTGGCGTGAATGATGGTGGTCCTGGCCCTGCTTATGCACCGATTGGCTGGGGTCGTCAGAATTATAAACGGCAGTGGGCTACGGAAGAGGGTTGGAGTGATGCGCAGACTGACACGGATTCTGGGAAGTCGTTTGATTTATGGGATGCGGATAATGGGGCGCGTGAAGTTATTATGACGCGGTATATGGACCCTGCGGCGGCGGAGATGCCGAATCAACATGATAATGAGACGACTACCCTTTTGGAATCGTATGAGGATTTGGGTATTTATTTTGAACACGCCAAGCGGGGCAAGCGGATTGATGATCGGTTAAAGGCGATTACGGATATGTTTGCTTACGAAGAGAAGGATGGCGAGGTGATTCGTCAGCCTGCTTTACGAATTGCTGAGAGTTGCAAGAATGCGATTTATTGTGTTGAGAATTATTTAGGTGTGGATGGTCAGAAGGGTGTGATGAAGGATTTCATTGATATTCTTGGATATTTTGCATTGCTGAATTTGGAGTTTTATGAAGAGTCGGATTGGGATAATGTGGGTGGAGGTCATTTATGAGTGTGGATTGGAATCCTGTTTTTGGTTTGCCGAATGAGGTGTTGTGCAGTGAGCTTGATTTACCTGCTACGCTGTATTGTAGACGCACTCAAGTGGTGAAGAGTCGGATTGGAATTGGTGTTGATGCGTTTAATAAAGCGGTTGATGCAGAAATTATTACGAAGGTTTTCCTTGCAGGCGAGATAAATGCAAGGTATTACACTGCCCAAGTGATTGATGTGTTTGTGAAGGGCGCACAAGGGCGCAGCCTAAAGGAGTAGAGGATATGACAGATAAAGATCGAACAGATAAAACGTATGACGATGGTGGGTCGGGCACAATGAGCGAGACTCAGCTTAATGCTTTTAAGGCGGAGGTGCTGGCGATTGCATCGGATGTGGCAGGGAAGGTGAGCAAGCGTCGGAGTTATTCCGAGGATATTCGTTTTACGCGCTGGGCGGGTCAGTCGCCCGACGGGCGGAAGTATGACGAGAAGCAACCCGCTAAGGCAGATGGAACGGATGGTGAGGCATTTCCATTTGACGGCGCACCTGATGAGCGGAATCGTTTGGCGGATGGGGTTATTAATGTGAAGAAGGCGATGCTGGCGATTGGGCTGATGCGGTCGTTACAAAACCCCGTTGTGACGGGAAGTGATTTGCAGGACATAAACTTTGCGGCGGACATGGCGCAGGTATTGAAGTGGCTGGTAAGAAGCCAGTGGGGAAGTAAGTTTTTGAGAGATGCTGTTCTTACTGCCGATGCTATGCTGTCGGATAGTCCGGGTGGCGTGGTTGTTGGGATGTTTATGCGTCAGGAGATGGGACTTGATGAGATTGAGGTTACACCCACAAGCATTATTAAGGCTATGCAGGAGCAGGGTTTGGTTGATGAGGAAAGCACCGAGTCGTTGGTTGAGGTGATGGGTTTGATTTTAGATCCAGAAACCAAGGCGGAAGCCATTGAGTTGTTGATGGGTATTTTCCCTTACTTGACTAAGAAGCGAGCGGGTCGGGTTGTGCGTGAGTTGCGCGAAGAGGGTTCTTCAAACTTTCCTATTCCAGTGATGGTTAAGAACCATCCTGAACCACGGGTTTTGCGGTTGTATGAAGATGTATTTTTTGTGAAGGATGCGATGGATCTTCGCAAAGAAAATGTATATGTGCCCGAGTGGATTGATGCAGTTGAGTTACGCGGTCGCATTGTTACGATGGGTTATTCGGAGAAATTTGTTAATCGATTGCTTGGCAAGATTGATGAGCGTGGGAATGAGGTTGGCGATGAGAGGTCGAAGGGTTTTGCTGGGCAATCGGCATTCACAAACCATGAGTCTGACCCCGTGTCGGGAGATGCAACGGCATCGAATGAATCGTCGCTTGATTACAACAAGGATCGGTATGAGATCATCACGGCCTATTTTCGGGCTACGAATGAGGATGGCATCCCTGCATTTTATCAACAACCCTTTAGTAATTTTGTTGAGGTTCCTGCAACGGATCGAACGCTTAGCTATAAGATTGGGCATTTCCCCGGTGTATATTTTTCAAGAGAGGTGCTTACAAAACACCTGCTTGACACAAGAGGGTTTTCGGAGCTATTGATGTCGGATCAAAGTAACCTCAAGATGTTTTCTGATTTGTTTGGGGCATCCGCCCAGCTTAAAACATTACCTGCGTTGAAGGTTGCGATGCGTCGAGCGGCGGCGGGTCCTGTTAAGATTGGATCGTTGGTGAATATTAAGGTGAGCAAGCCCACAGATGTTGAACCGCTGAATCTTGGTGCATTTCCAAATGAGGCATTTACGCAGATGGAGAACATTGAGAAGCGTGTGGCTGAATACACGGGCATTCCGCATGAGAAGGTTCATGGTGATATTGGTGCAATGATAAACGAGCTGGATATGTTGAGTTGGCTGAGTTGCTGGCAAGAGGTTTTTCAGATGGCCTTGCAGCAAGTGCAAGAATTTTTTACGGACGAGCAGTTGGAGCGTGTGAGCGGATCGAGATTTGAACCGTTCCGTCGCACATCGAAGGAGATCCAAGGCAAGTTTGATTTGATGCTTAACTTTAGTGTTTCTGATTTTGATTTGGAATCCGTAATGAGAAAGGCAGACATTTTGATTCGGGCAAAGCAGGTGGATACAGAGCAGACTATTTTGTCGTCGCAATTAACAAGGCTTATTGTTGGAATGACATCGCCGGAGCACAGTGATGAGTTGTTGGTTAGCGAGAGTGCGGCAAGCACCCGCGAGATTGAGGACGAGGAAAACATTTATACGAAGATTATTGCTGGAGGTGTTGAGCCTGCTCTTGACGAAGATCCGAATGCGAAGAATTATAAGTTGAGGCTGGACTGGATTGAAAACCAAATGATGCAAAACCCATCTTGGCAGGAATCCGCGCAGTTGAACCAGCAGATTTTGATGAATCACATCGAGAACTACACGCAGATGATTGCACAGAGTGAGAACGCGAGTATTGGCCGATCTGGAACCTCGTTGGTTCTTGGTGAAGAGGCTTAACAAAACAGGAGAGAATATGAAGAAATTATTAAAGCAGAAGAAGGCAAAAGGTGTATCGAACAAACTCGACGAGTTGAAGAAGATGTATGAGAGAAATTCTCGTTTGGCTCAAGAGGTGGTTGATTTGAAGGCGAAGATTGAGAGGCTACGCTTTCCGACGGGTGTGCCTGTTCGTTCCGACAAGCAGCTTGATGCTTTGTTTGCGGTGGGAGGTCGGGCGGTTTTGAAAGGGGTTGAAGCATTGCTGTTCAATCACATTTATGAGGCGAGTGCCGAGGTGTTTGATCCGACGGCGCAACCGCATGAGCGATCTTATTTTGCGGGCGGGTGCGCAACGCTTGAGCAGTTCCGCATTGATTTGACGGAACGGACTACCAAGGCTACCAAATAAGGAGTTTGTGATGGAATCGCTAAAACGGATTAAGAGGAGAAATGTGCTAAATAAACGCAGGGCTGTTTCTCGTAAATTTAAACGATTGGTTCGGTCTTTTTTGAGTAGAACGCCTTGGTTTTGCACGTTCTGCGGGAGTCCAGCAATCGAAAATGGTGGGCTTTGTTCCGAGTGTGAGAACTTCGGGGTTCAATGACCGTACTACCAAAGAAGGAGTTTGATTATGGAGTGGCATATTTATTGTAATTATATTGTGATTTTGCTTAGCGGAATTATGATTGGGGCTTCCGTGCGCGGGATGGTGTATGAGCGACGGGCAAAGCGAAAGGCGGGAAAGAATCCACACAACCACCCAACAAGGAGTTTGTGATGGAAGGTTTGGTTTATTATGTGGGTTGTGCGTTGGTAGGAATTATAATTGGTGTGGGCGGATGTTTGCTGGATGAATGGCGGGCGCGTCCACCGAGTGATATTGAAACAGCTAAATATATTAAGAAGCATGGAGGTGGGCGTATGAAGTGAGATTGAAATAGTTTTTCATATATAATATCCTTGATTAATGTTGGGGGGAGCAGGGTTTCCTGCTCCCCTTTTTATATATGATTTGTTGGGGGAAATGGGGGAGAACGAGGGGGAACAAGAAAAGGAGCATTGATTTTATTTGCTTTATGGTTTGTTTTAGGGTCTTCAACGCGGTTCTAGCCCACCGCATCGAATGGGCTTGTTGAGATAAACTTAACTTGTGGAGTTAAACACATGGCAGAAGAAAAGGTAGAAAAGGAAGTCGTAGCCCCTGACATTAGTGTCGAAGAGCTAGCGAATGAACCGCTTAGTGACGCAGTTACTCAGGCGTTGTTTGTTGATCCCAAATCCGAAGAAGCCGAAGAAGCCGAAGAAGCCGAAGAAGCCGAAGAAGCCGAAGAAGCCGAAGAAGCCGAAGAAGCCGAAGAAGCCGAAGAAGACGAAGAAGCCGAAGAAGCCGAAGAAGACGAAGAAGCCGAAGAAGACCCAGACGATGCGAAAGCAACGAAGGGATTGGACGACAAGCAGAAGAAGGCCATTCAGAAGCGTATTAACAAGTTGACCGCTCAGCGAAAG